TCTGGAGTATCTAACCTGTTAATCTGTCGACCATAATAACTTGGCTTAATCTTAGATTCATTTATGTTATTATAGATAAGTACAGCTGTGTCCATATTCCAAAATCTTTGAAATATCTCGAGAAAAGTTTTACCAGAATCCACAATATCATCAACTAACAATAACTTTTTATTTCTAAGTAAAAACCAAGTAACCATACTTGAATCTTTTAATATTGAAGACCAAGTTAAAGTTTTAACAGGAAGACCTAACCTATGAGATAAGTGTACAGCTGGAATCAATCCACCTCGTTCAACACCAAGTATATAATCATATTTTACTTTTGAATTTTCTATTTGTTTGACTAATTTATTAAGATCTTTTTTGTATTCATTATAAGGATAATTAATAGTTTTCATATGTTCCAATTATAGATTATAAAGTTAATAATGGCAATGGCACTAAGTTCCTATTGCATTTCCAAACAAGTACACATGCACTCTTGCAGCCACATTATATCCTCTTTTAAATGCTTTTTCAGCTACTTTCCCTGCACTAGCAGTTTGTTCTTCTTCTCTAGCTCCTGTTGGCATTATCCATACTGGCCAATCAACACCAGCCTTTCTAAACTGTTTAACTACTGATTCCATTTCTTCCCACTCACGTTCTTTTTCTCCAACTACAAACTTGAGTTGACCTTTTTTACTTACTTGTAAATATTCTGATACAATTTCTGGTTTGATTGCTCTACTTGATTTCTCGCCTGATACGGTAAATAATTTAGGACTGCAACTAAAAAATATTTCTGTATCTATACTTTTACCCCAATCGAGAAAGGCTGGTTTTAACTTTTGTGTACCATTGGTTTCAAATGTCATAGAACCTGGTAAGTTATTTTGTCTTTGTAGCTCTTCGTATATTCCAATAGTTGCCATCTGTCCTGTAACCATTAAAGGTTCTCCTCCAGTGATACATAAGTGTTGATGAAACTTACTTACTGGATGTAAAAACTTACCTTCTGGGTTACTTTCATTCTTAATTATATTGACTATCTTATTTGCAAGAGCAGACGGTGTTTCATGACCCATTAGACCTTTAAACTTCTTTGCCCATGTATAACTTGAATCACAACCTTTTTCCCATACGGGTAAATCTTCAACCCGCTTAACAGACTTAACATCAAAGTCTAAGAATGGAAGTTCGTACGTGTCTGGATTAGTTGGATCGGATTGACCAAAGCCATTGCATTGCAAATTACAAAGAAAAAATCTTATCCAGGCTGTTGGTGCTCCTGTGTAATGACCTTCTCCTTGAATGCTATAAAATATTTCACTATAATGATATTTCTTTTCAGTTATATTTGACATTCATTTTTTTATTTCTTTTTTATTTCTTTTCTCTCAATCTCTATAGTATCCATTTGTCTCTGCATTAAGTCAATAACTTGTGAGACATATTCTTCGTTACCATCAGAATGAACAAGTAGTTGTTCTAAGTCTATATTTTCTAAAATTTTATACTTAGTTGCTTGTTGCTTTTTTTCTTTTTGAATTCTTCTAACAAAAGCAAAATAAATTATTTGAGTATAATATGCAAATGGATTTTTAGATTTTTCTGGATCAAATTTATCAACTGCTACTAAACAATTTTCAATACCATCAGATATCATATCATCTCTATAAGTATAATTTATAAAATTTGCTTTGTAAGAAAGATGAGTTGCTATTTTTAAAAAGCATTCACCTAGATAATTTGACACTATAGGTTTAGAAATATCATTATCTTTGGCTTCATTAACTTTATTTTTATATTTTATTAGTTCTTCTAAAAATTTACTATTATCTACATAGTGAGTACTTTTAGGATTACTAATGGATAGTTTTTCCGGTTTCAGCTCTTTTGAGTTGTTGTTCATAATCTTCATCTACACTTTCTGTTTTAATTTCTTCACTTCCTAAAATATCTTCGGTACCATCACCATCTATGAAACTATTATATTGATCAACTGCATCATCTGCAACATCAGTCATAACTACTACAGAATCAAATAAAACATTCATTGAACCAGTCTTAGCAATTCTCATCCAAGGAACCATACTAAATTGTTCTATAACAACAAATCCTTTAGATACATTGATAGTTTTGATTTCAACTGGATCTACTATACAAATATGTCTTTGATTAAGATTAGTAGAATCTGTATCTATTTTTCCAATTAATTGTTCCCCAGTAATTAATTTAAATAATTTTAACATATGTTAACCTCTGTTGTAACATAATCAAAATCTTCATCTGCGTAAATTTTTATTCTTTCGACCATATGTAATAAAGTATAATTTTTTCTTGATCTCCAACTTAAATCATCACCTATATCAAATAATTTACATTTATCCTTATTACTTCCTATTCTTAAACCTCTACCAATTGATTGAAGATTTCTTATTCTTGATTTAGAAGGTGAAGCAAATATTATATTGTGTAAGTTTTTAATATTTATTCCTGTAGAGAAGGTTCCAAACGAAGCAATAATTATAGCATCAGATTCACCTTCTGTTATCTTTCTTGCATTCTCTCTTTGTTGTGTCTCTGTTCCACCGTAAATAAAAAACACTTTTCTATTCTTTGTTTTTTCTTGTATCATATTATTTAAAATTTTACCATGTTTTTCTACAAATTGAAATAATACTAATGTGTTTCCTTTTTGATCTAAAGTTAAGTTTCTAATAAACTTATTTCTTTGTTCATATTGTACTATAAAATCCATTTCTTGTTGATAAGTAAAATTTTTAATTGCCTTTCTAACTTCATCTGAATACTTTAAAATTATACCAAATATTTTTAAATCAGCTAATTGCTTAGTTTCTATTAAGTTTTTAGTAGTTGTAGTTCTATATACTTGACCAAACAATCCTTCTAAGACTAACTTATGAGTTTTGGACCCATCTAATGTCCCAGTTGTTCCAATCCTATATGGTGTTGTATAACATTTATTCATTATAGTTGTTAATGATTTTGCTTTGAATAAATGACATTCATCTCCATATACAGCTTTGAATTCAGAAAAGAAAGTCTTAGGTAATCTGTGAATAGATTGCCATGTGGATATAGTAACTGGCATATCATTAGTTTTACTTACTGTTCCATATATTCTATAACAGTTATAACTTGCTTGCCAAGTATCGTTTTTTGCATAATCTTGAAAGTCTGTATAAAGTTGTTCTACTAATGAAGTTGTTGGAACTACTATCAATTGTTTTCTTTCAAACTGTTGATGCCATCTTAGTAGTATATAAATTATTAACGACTTACCTGATCCAGTTGGAGATAGTAATAGTCTTCTACCATCATTAATAGATTCATATACTGCTTCTATTTGATAATCTCTAACCTTTAAAGGAATGTTAAGATCATTAATAAAACTTTTTAACTTCTCAATAGATACTGCATCAGCTGTCTTTGCATACTCTGAATCATCATATGTGTATTGATTAACTTCAGCAAAATGTTTTACGTATGGTTTTAGACCTGTGTATATTTCTTTTGTAAATAAAGAAAACAAATGTAATTGACCATCCCAAACTCTATTTCTATACATTGGGGTAAACTTTGCACCTGGAACATCAAAAGAAAAATGTGAGTGTAGTTCTTGAGCTATATCTGGTTCACATTTAACTTTAATATGTACATCATTTTTTTTCGTTATTGAGATGTCTGTCATAGGTTCTAGTTATCATTTTACCATCAAAATCCACATAAGATACAACATATGTGTTTGAAGATTGTTTTTCTTCTTTATCTAGAGGTTTAGTGAATTTTTGATCAGAATGCGCCATTAGTGAATTTCTGCCATTCTATTGCTGATTTGATATCCCATGTTCTTGAATTAAGTGATCTTAGTATTTGTTCTAAAGTAAATAATAAAGTTTTGTAATACGCTACTTTATCTTGTAACATATTCAAATCTTCATCACAAGTTAAGAACTCTTCCATTTCATTCTTTAAAGGTTTATTGCCCATATACTGTGGAAGATTTAATCTATCAAGTTCAGTTTGAGTAAGTTCACCACGATAATATCTGTATTTAATTCTACGCATATTATTGTAATCACTTTCAGCTTTTCGTTGCTGGAGTTTCACATTTGATAAAAGTGTTAGATACTTGGCATGAAGAGTTGCTACTTTAACTGCTTCGCTGCCAAGATCTAAATTATTTATCTTGGAATCTGATTTCCATTCTGCTTGTATTTCACTTAGTTTCATCTATAGAGTTTCTAAATCTATAGTCTCCATTTCTTCTTTCTTTCCGTCAACTGTTACACTTTTTGTTGAAACTGCTTCAGCAGGTTGATCAAACTGAATAATCATTTCTGGATTACCTTGGAAACAGAATGAACCATAATGATTCAAAGATATAGATGGATCTAACCAAATCTGTCCATTCATCTTTTGCCATCTTCTACAGAAAGTATAATCTTCTGAAAGATATCTTTTATCTACTGGATCAATCATTGTATCAAATAAAGCATAGAACTTATCTTTAAGATCTACACCACCCATTTGTACATCATTATTATATTTAATTTCTGGATACTCTTTTACTAACTTTAGAATAGCTTCACGTTTAATCATCATAAAACCTGTACCAGCATCATGAAGTTCAATCAAACCATTTTCTACTGCAACTTGTTTATTCTCTCTATCAGAAAACTTAAAGTTAATAGCATAATCAGAACCAAGTGCTCCAATTTGATTTGGTGATAACTTCTTAGAAGGATCAAGAACAATTGATTCTTTTATATGAGACCAATTGACACCTTTCTTTGGATAAGCACCAACTGCTACATCCTTATCATGTAACCAAAGTTTTAAAATATCATCTACTTGGAATTCTATATCAGCATCAATAAACATTAAATGTGTATAGTCTGAATTTAAGAAATAAGCTAACAGAACATTTCTTGCTCTTGTAACTAATGATTCATTTGCTATTGTACCAAATGCTAGAGGAACTTTATGACCATTAAACCATGTCATAAGTTTTATAGTTGATCTAAAGTAAGGCTCTGTTAGAGCTCCACCATAGCAAGGTGTTGCTATGAAAAATTTATTTTGTCTAAGTTCATTTAAGTCAATCTTAACTTGACGCGTTTGTATGCCTGCCATGATATCTCCATGTAATTAAAGTGGTTCTATTTCAAATGTTCTAAATTTAAATGTTGCTATACCTATAAAAAATTCTACTGCTGAACTTGTTATATCAAAGTCTAATGCCTCTACTGCAATTGGGAATAAATCCTTGTATATAATATTAGTCTTCGGATTGTTTGCTGAATCTAAAATAGTTAATGTACCATCCGAATAAGCAGCTGGTTCTGTTGTACCTTGAGCTGTAGACAAAAATGGAAATCTATTCAATCTTTCACCAACGAATCCTTTATATTGATTATAGCTGTCTGGAAACCCAAGGGCAACAAGCCATTCCAATAATTCAGTATAATTTACCATATCTTCTGAAATAAGAAAACGTATCGTAAATTCAGCATAGTTTAACTTATCTCCAATCCTTGGGACATCTAAGAATGGTGTTGGTTGTATTGCAAAACCTAAATTTAACGAAGGAAGATTAGCAGACTGACAAGTATATGCCACGTGAGGAAGATCTTTGATTACAAATTTAAATGCGTTTGGACGAAGAAAGTTAAATACTTGTCCTGGATTAGTAGTATTTACACTACTAATTATGTTTGGTAAATTAGTTGTATATGCCATGTGTATATTTATAACCAAAAAAAAGGCTCCTAAAAGGAGCCTTTTCAATTAAAAACTAAGATTCTTACATTAAGTTAACAACTTTACTGAATCTGTAGTATTGGTTACGCTGTGCTGTAAATGCGTCTGCATCAGATATGCCACCTGCAGATGAAAGAACATATGGATTAGCAATCATTCCATAACGTGTCTTAAATCCAATTTTTGGTTGGAAGCTGTCAGGATCTACTGCACGGACCATTTGTAATGGTACATATGGGCAATAGAATATTCCAGCATCATAAGGTGATGTTCCTTTGTATCCAACTGTATAGAACTGGTTAGCAGATCCTAAGTTAGCTGAATAAGGATCAATATACACTCTTAATCTACCGTTAATTGTACCAGCAAATGTATTACCAGTGTCATCAACATTTAGATTAGATTGTAATGCAGGAGTATAATCAAGCACACCTGCCATTGATAGAGCTGAAGCTACATCAGATGAGCAGAGTACAAAGTTACCTTTTCCTCTACGAGTATCTTGACCAATGTGGTTTGCATCTCTTTCAATGTTGTATAAAAGTCCTTTGAATCTTTCAACTGACCAACGACCGTTTGAGTCGACGTCTAAGTTAAATGTTCCTGGAACCGCTGTATCTGAAGAACCAGCTTTAGCCACAATGTAGATCTTACGAACTACTTCACGGTTAATTTCAAACATAATCTCTTGAGATAGAATATTTGAAAGCTCTGTTTCAGCATCAAGACCGTGAACTGCTTTTAAGTCTTGAGCAAGTTCTAAAGTATACTCAGCTTTTAGAGCTCTTGTTCTTGCTGTTACAGTTGTCTTGTCAATACTGAATGACATTTGACCAAATGCATTATTGGCTTCATCACCCAATGCTTCAGCAAAAGCTGTTGTCATTGCGTTACCTTGAGCATAACCTGCATCAGATGGATTATTTCCTGTTGCAAATGGTTCGCCGTTAGTACTAGTCATTGCATTACCTAGTGCTGAATGAGCACCAGCAGCAAAGTTAGTATTAGCTTCATTAAACAATGCTTCTGTGTAACCACCATCTGTACGGTTATTACCATATAATGATCTCATTGCAAAGATAAGACCGGTAGGTCCTGTCATTGGTTGTACACCTGCGATATCATACGCAATAAGATTTGGCATAGCCCTTCGGACTAAACCTATTAATATTGGATCATATCTATCAACACCTGCAGATGCAAATGAGTTGTTAGCTGGTGCTACCTCATTAAGCATTTGCTTTTCTTCTTGTAGAGCCTTCTCTTGGTTCTCAAGAAGTACAGCAGTAACTTGCTTTCTGTAGCTTTGATCTATTTTGGGAAGATCTGGATGCTCCAATATTGGATCCCATTTCTTCATTGCACTTTCTGAAAGGTACATTTCTAACTCCTTGGTTGTGAATTACTTCTTAAATAATTTTGTTTGTCTGGATATTGCGTTCATATATTTAGACATTGTATCGCTTGGATCTAATTCTGGTTGAGATGTTTGACTATCTTCAACTAGAGTGTCTTCGGGTGATTTTGATTTAGCTTTGTTAAAATAGTTTTCTCTAATTACAGAAACTTTTTCAGCAAAAGATCCATCATTTTCATACTCTACACCTTCAACTAATTTGTATAATTTTTCTTTCTCTGTCGAAGCTAAATCTTTAGATTGCTCTTCTAAAACAGCATCTATTTTGTAATTAACTAACTCACCTGAAAGAGTAATATTATCTTGTACGGATTCATCTAATTCAGTAGTTAATACATCAACTTTGTCCGTAAGATCATTAACAACATCATACTTGTCTTCAGGAACTTCAATATAGTTCTCTTTGAATAATTTTTGTAAGCCTGACATAAACTCTTCAGCTATCTCAGTCTTTAATCCGTTTTCAACAGCTAGTTGGTTTTCATCTAGCCATTCTTTAACAACATAGTTCAAATAGCTATCAACTTTTTCAACTAATGCTTCTTTGTATTCAACTAACTGTTCTACATTCTGCTCTTCTAATTTTTCTGTTAAAGCAGATATCTCATTATTGCATCTAGCAATAACTGCTGCTTCAAAAATAGAAGTTGCTTTGTTTCTAAACTCTTCAGAAAGATCATCCCCGAATATAGAATTTAATTCATTACTGATATCAACTTCAGCTAATTCTTCTTCTTGCTCGTTTTCTTCCATAGCTGGAACTTTCATTGATTTAGCATCACCTTTCATAGATATCGAAGCCTTTTGATCACTCTGACCAGATGAAACAGCAGCACCAAGATTTTTAGTATCTTCTTTATAATCTTGAACTGTTGGCTTTGGAGATGCTCCTAAGTTTGATTGAATAGCTGTATCGCCCGCATTGGACGCTACGCTTGCTTTTGATGTATCTTTTTTCATACTCTGTGAAGCTGCCATGCCAGTTTGAGCTACACTACTAGCTGCTAAATCCTGTTGATCAGCTTCATTTAACTGCTTGCCTTTTTTATTAGACTTTTTTTCTAGCAGTTCTTTAACTTTTGACTCGACTGACATTCTTGTCTCCTAATTTCTTTTGTTACTTAGATTTATTTATAAAAAATAATTACTTGATAATATTTAAAAACTTCTTAAAAACCTCTAATTTAGCTTCATCAAGCTGTTTTTTAGATGTTTTTTTAATATACTGTTGTGCTTTTTCAATTTGATATTGTGTCCATTGACCATTATTACAAATCCAATCTGAGTTTTCCATAATACCATTTACAAAAGCATTTGGAGCAGAAGGGTCAGAAACTATATCAACTGTTGACAATTGAAAGTCATCTTGTACTTCATTAACTCCATTTTTTTCTTTTAGAGAACCTACACCTCTTGAAGAAACACCAAGTCTTACACCTTCATCTAAAAGGCCTTCAGCTATTTTTCCCATAGGTGTTCCAAGAATTTTAGCTTTACCATAAACTGAACCATCGTGATTAATTTTGAGTTCATTTATTAAATGGGAAACTTGATTTAAGTTAACTGTTGGAGTAGGAGGATGACCAAGTTCACCTAATGATCTTTTTTCATTAATTAACTCTTGATATCTTCCAACTTCTTTTTCCATAACAGATTTAGGATAAATTCTTCCATTTTTGTTAGGCTCATCATAGCCCATAAATTTACCTTCAATGTAGTAATGTTTTTTGCCATCTACATTTTCTTTAACATAATTAATATCTTGATTAAGTTCTGTTATGAGTTTCATTAAAATGGTATCCTATCTCTTGCTTGTAATTGTTGTAGATCTGGATCTTCAAATGAGGATCCTTTGCTAAGTCCTATTGTAACAAAACCTTCGGATGTTCCTGTAAATTTAACTTTTACATTTGCATTACCACATTCAATACCGTAACCAGCATAATCAAAACTACCTTGTCCTGTACCAAGTACTAACAAATTAGCATGATCACCTTTTTTACCATCAAACTCTCTACTAATAGTTGCAATACCAGATAGAGAATAAGTAACACTTGTAATAGTTAATCCATCTCCAGAACTACCTGCTTTGTTGAATGCTTGTAATGAATGACCATTTGATGCTTTGTACAATACATTACTTGTTCCAGAGACATTAGCACAAATATTACCTGATGCATCAACTTTATTATGTACGCAATGTACTACAACATTTCTTTTTTGACACATAAGAATATTAGCATCACCGATATTAAGAAATCTTGTACCTCTATCGTTTGCAGCAGCCATCTGTTATCCTCTAGCTTTCTTTAATTTCCTCAACAACTTAAAGTCGTGAGCATCTATTTTATTATTTCTATTTTTATCAATTTTATGTTGGTTACCAGATAGTTCTTCTTCTACTGAATCATCATTGACTTGCTTTAATCTATCAATCATTTCCACTATATCTTCTGTGAAAGCAGTTTCTATACCATGATTAAACTCAACTGAATACCAATCTATTTTACCTTGTTCATTAAGTTGTGAAAAATCATTTAAGACTATTCCTTCACCAAATATATCATGAAATACTTTTTGATTGACATACTTAGTTGTATCTTCTTTCATAGCCATCTTTGTGGCTGTTGCATACATGACATCCTTGGCATCTTTGCCATATCTTTTTCTAAAGCCAGAAAAGTTTTTCTTCATACCTTTAACGATATCTTCTTTTTCTTCTTCATCTTTTTTTGTCATTTTATGCTCAGACATTTTATATCCTAGTAAGCTGAAGTTTGTCCAGATCCAGCCTTTTTAACCATTGGACTGGCTTCTTTCATTTCTTTCGGATTCAATCTAGTTTTAGGAAGATTCTTTCCTGCTTTCGCATCTTTTTCAGCAGCTTTAACTGCTTTATTAAAACTCATACCTTTACCAGAAGTCATTTTATCTGTTACCATTGACTTCATAGCACCTTCAGTAGCAAATGTACTTTGTGCCATTTCTATTTTTTTATCAGCAAGTGAGTTGCTAATCTTTTGACTAATAGCATTCATAAATGATTCTTTAGCTGCAGTACTTTTATCATCAATAATATAATCAACAAAGTTTTCTACGAAGTTTTCAGTAACTTCTTCTTTCATTTTTTTCTTTTTCTTCATCATATGACCATGATGAGATTCATGCATAATTTTTACATCTTCGGTTTGTATAGTTTCAATACCATGATCGAACTCAACATTATACCAAGCAATATTTCCATCTGCATCTGGTATACTATGTTGTCCTTCAAGAACATATCCTTCTCCAAACTCAGGATGAAGTACATGCTTAGCACACATATGCTCAGAATAAAATTCATCAATCTGTGCATTCTTTTCGTCATTATCATAATGCTCATGCATTGACTCTTCAATTATTTCTAACTCGGAAACTGGAACATTTTCGACTACATACTCATCAAACTCTACATCATAATGAGTGACTGTGCCATCTTCCAACATTGTGTGTTGTTCTGGTATACAATAACCTATACCATACTCTTCACTCTTTACCTTTGATGCACAATCATGTTTTTTCTTCTTTTTGTGTTCCATGACCTTTTCCTTGACTTAAAATGTTTTTATTATTTATACTATTTAGCTCTGTTGTTGTCCATCTTCTGCTGCTTGTTGTACAGCTTGTGGATCTACTTCTGATTGATCTGGTACATTTTGTTCTATTTCAGAAGTAATTTCATCAACTTCATTATCAGTTAATCTTAAAATATTTTTTCTAACATAATCATCACTATAATATTTTCCTATGAAAGGTTGTGCTTGAGATAACAATTCAAGTCTGTTTCTCATATTTTCAGCATCTTTCATTTCTTGAAAATGTTGATCTTGTGCATAAACATAATCCATATTTTCCTTCATATCATCAAAATCAGAATCAGTAACTATATTTTTAAGAATTAACTGTGTTCTCAATAAATCATTAAACAAATGATTAAACTTTTTTCTTAATCTATTAATAAACTTTGCAAACTTAATTTCTTCATGAGTAATCTCAGCTTGTCTTCCAAAGTTAAAACCAGATTGTTGTTGAAATCTTGAAGTAGGAATATTAAGTGATTGATATACTTTAGTTTGAAAATATTCAATATCTGCTATTTCTCCAAGATTAGTACCACCTGGAAGTGTTGTTATTTCTGTACCTCTTCCCCCTTCTCTTCTTGGTAACCAAAAGTCTTCAAGCATTGTCATAAACTTACGATCATCTTTAACATCACCTGTAGCAGAATCATATACAATTTTATTTCGATATCTAGCCATGATATCTCTCATATATTGCTCTGCTTTTAATTTTGGTAAATTACCAACATCAATATAAAATATTCTTCTTTCTGGTGCTCTAGCTATTCTGTATATAACTAACGAATCAGCCATCATCTTTAATTGATTAACTGGCTTGATTGCTTTATGTAAGTATCCAACAACTAAGTTCCTATTCAAGTCCATAATTCCTGATGGACAGAAAGCAATAGTGTCAGGTGCTATTTTTATACCAGCTCCAGCTGCTCCAGTTCTAGGAGGAATACCTGGAGAGTAGCTTATACCATGATCATTATAGATATAGTATTCTTCTACTTTCTTAATTAATTCTAAACCGTTTGGTTGTTTCTCTTTTTTTACTTGTCTTACTTTTTTAATTTTTCTAGGATCAATATATCTAAGTTCTTGAATACCACTTGTAGTATTTTCTGCATCAATCATTTTTTGATAATATACTCTACCATCTATATACCATCTTCTAAAAATATCATGTGCTTTATCTTTGAAATCCAATAACTTGAGTATTTCATGAAATTCATCTTGTATTGTTTTCTTTAAGGAAGCTGAAAATTTTAACTTTTCTAAATTTAAAGATACAACTGGTTCATTATCTACAGCTGCAATTCCTTCAGATATAATTTCTTCAATAGCATTGTCACAATCAGGATAACTTGCTATTTCTCTATACCTTGAAATTAACTCTGCCTCAGAACGAGTAGACGCATCTATATCAACATAGGTTCCGTAGTAACCTGCTGATGTTTGAGTGATCGCACCATCATCAGGAACCGGAGCAACTATATTTTGATTAGTTAGATCCGGTTTCTGTGACCGTTCGATAGTGAAACCAAATAAGTTTATAGCCATTACAAAATTTTACCTTTAACCTAATGCTGCGCCAAGAATACTACCCAAATTTGTTCCTCCACCTGATGTTGCAAATGACTGATATTGCCAAGTAACAGTGAAAGTAGAAATTTGATCGTTAGCTCCAAAGTCCAATGCTACTGGAGAAATGTCAACAGGGAATGCATCTAAAAGTGTATAACTCTTTAATACATTACCGTTTCTATCTAACTGGAATATATCTACGTTTCTTTGATACTCTGCTGGATTTAATCTACCTATTTTAGTTTGTAAATCTTCCATACCATTCATCCATTGTTCCATAGCATTTCTTACTGACATTTGAGAGTCATTAAGAACTGTTATTGTCCATGGGGCATATATTCTATCGCCAGCAAACTTAACTTCTCTTCCTCGATATAATACAATCGCTGGATTAATTATTTGTCCAGGAAGTTCTGCTATGTTTACTAAGAATGGAGATTTTTGAACAGCTGTAGCTGCATCCCCAACATAAGTTGGAAACGAAAGCTGTACAGCAAACTGATTAGGCCTAAGCCCTCCGTTGGTAAGGGCAGACTTAAATCTTTCTACATTAAATACTGATGACATGTTTTATCTCCTTAGCCGCCGACTTCTTCGAACGAGATACCTGTTCTCGTTGCAACGAAGTTTAGTTGTATAAAGTTAATTGCTCTTGCAGGCTTAATAAAGATATCGGCAATAAATTCATTTCTATCAATAACTTCGCCAGTATTGTTTGTTTCATCACAAACTACCTTAAAGTCCGTTATACCTCTTCTGCCTTGAATATCTCTTAGGAATGGTTCTACTAGATTCCTAAACTGCGATCTTGTAAATGCATCATTGAATTCAAACAACTGAAACTTAGCAGCTGTAGCTATTGACTTTTCTAATACAATAAACAATCTTCTGACGTTTATTCTATCAAAAGCTGAAGGTTTAGCAAGTAAAGTTTTATCACCAAATAGCACTGTTCCTTGACCTGGGAAAGTAACTACTGGATTAACTCCGTTCTTATAAAGAACATCTCTTTGAGTTGCTCTTGGTGAGAAAGGAAGTTTTATTACATTCTTAACTTGTCCTCTATTGAATCCTGCTGGAGAGAAGAATGGATCTGCAACAAAGTCTGTTCTTACACAAAGTCCTGCTGTATCACCATTTAATGGTACATATCTAAATTTATCATTGAATCTATCAAACTGATACTTATATCCTGAATCCATTGTAGCATAAGATGATGAAGGTAATAAGTTTCTAAACGCTACTACATCTGTAGGCTCATCTCCTGCATTGTTTACTACGTCTGCTGATTCTGGTGATATAAATACAACACAATCTTTTCTTACTTCAGCTATTTGATTAATAGCATGAATAGCAACTGTACTTGATACTTCTCCTAACGGAAGAAGTGATATATCAAATAAGTCGTCATTTAAGAATGTATTAAGTGCTGTTGTTATGTTTCCATCTGTTGGACTATCTGAAGATACACCACCTATTAAGGAAACTGTAGCATTTGCATTAGCTGCTCCTCCATTTGTCAACTTAAATTGTGTTCCAGATGCAGTTGTACCCCAAGCTGAACCTTCTGTAGTTACATTAGAGTGACTTAAATGACCTCTCCACCAAATGTATTCTGATGTATTATTAATTACATCTACATAATAGTTTGATGAACCATCATCTTTTTTAGCATCTGATGCTTTAGAGACCAATTGAAATTTCTCTAAGATTTCTCCTTTGACACCTGTCCAAGCTCCATCTTCGTCTACTACACAAACATGAAGTTCGTCTCTAGTACCTCCTCTAACATTAGCATATGTAGAAGTGTTAGGTGAAACATCAAATTGATTTGTAAATTCCCAAGTAGCAAATGTGTTTGCATCACACATTGAAACTCTTAATGAGTTACCAAGTACTCCTGGATATTTTGCTGACCACATTACAGCAGCGCTGCCTCCACTATAAACAGCATCATAGTCGTCTTCATTTTTAATTAAAGCCATTACTGGATTACCCACAGCACTATTTCCAATTGTTGTATTGGCTGCTGAGTTTAATGCTACATCTTCTCTTACTACTCTGATAACTTGTAAATTATTTCCATAAGATAAAAAGTTTGCAGCAGTAAAAAATGATTTGAAAGTTGTATCGTTAGGTATCTGGAATGTTTCAACAAGATTAGCTTCTGAGTCAATTAAAGTGACCTCATCAACTGGACCCCATTGAAATGCTCCCACGAAACCACCTGCCGTCGTAGAAATAGCAGGTACGATAAGAGTTAAATCTTTTTCTGTTACCAAAACTCCTGGTGAGAGTTGGAAAGCCATATTAATTCTCCTTCGTATAATGTTATGCAATCATAACAAAGTATTTTTGTCTTCTTTTATTTATAATATCTTTTCTTTTAAGTATTCTTGTAAATCTTTTTGGTAATCATCCCTCAACCAAAAATCTCCATCTCTTACTTCAAACTCTGGTTCTTGTTTATCATCAATAAATCCAAAAGGTGTTAATTCTTCTTCAATTTGCACCATTTTTTGTTCATATAATGCTTGTCTATTATTAGCATTCATTAAATCTTTAAATAATGGGTCATTAGATGCCCAGGAAAATAAAACTAATGTCATAATTAAATCATCATGATATCCTTCATCAGCTTGAAAAGATCCTCTTTGTTCTACAAATGTAGAAAATTCCGATATTATATCGACATCAAATATTAATAATTTATCATCTTCAATAAGTGATTTAAGAGTTGAACAACCAATACGTTTAATTTGTTTGCTTGTTGTTACTCCAAGTTTAGCATTTCTTCCACTACTTGATAAGAATTGACCATATCTTGAGTCATGACCAACCCACATTAAGTTTTCATATTCAAGTTCGTTATGAATTATGTCAGCTACTTGCTGACCAATATCATTTATCTCTACTAAGATTTGGGCATAATTATAATCTTTAGCAACCTTTGTAATTATGTTAGGATAAAGCAATGGAGATATTCTATTATCTTTAAACTTAGCAACAACCTTAAATGGATATGATGTTGTATCAACAACTGTAAAAGCAGAATAATCTCCTCCTACACCTCTTGACGTATCTACTGCTATGAAATAAAAATGATCTTTTACAGGCTCTTCTAATACATCAAAATTTTCTTTGCTATGTATAAATGATGTTGAAGATAATTTAGCAATCTTATCTGCACTAATTAATGTGTTGCTTGATCCTAAGAATGTACAAAGTACCTCTTGATTAAATTTTAGTTCACCAAGTACTTTCTTTTGTTCTTCTGCCCAGTCTTCATCTCTTCCTGGTATTTTCCAATAAGGTATTTGTAAACTTTTAAATCCATTTCTATCTTCTTGTGCATCATTCCAATACTTCCAAAAATGATTATATCCTAAAGGCGTAGATGTCATTAAAACTTTTGTTGTTTCACCAGCCATAATAGTAGGATAAGTAGAAGTAAAGAATTCTTCTGCAACATTATTAGGTACAATTGCGGCTTCATCAATATATAACCAGTTAACAGATTTACCTCGAATACCTGATATTGAAGTAGCTGAAGTAAATATCTTACTTCCATTTTCTAACTCCACATCACCTTTATTCCACGTCTTAACACCTTGTTGCATCCAAAGCGGTAGATTTTCATACATTATTTGATAACGATATAGAACCTCTCTAGCGGAGGCTGACTTGTTAGCTAGAATAGCAACTGTCTTATTTGTTTGGAATAATGTGTAATGAAGAATGCATGCAGCTGATGTAATTGTCTTACCCTGTTGGCGTCCTTCCATTATGATAACTTTTCTGTTATCCATAATAGTTGCTACTTTTTCTTTTTGACATTCATATAACTTAAATGGCACTAATCCTGAATCAAGAGAAACTATTTGACAATAAGATTCAATAAAATAAATTGGATCAGAACCACATCTTATAATTTCTTCAACTTGCTCTTTTGTGTATTGATGTTCCCAGCCAATCTGTTTTAGATTACTGTTACCATTATAAGAGTTATTCTTTAGTTTTGACATCTACTACTTCTTTTCTTTTGTCTTCAATTTGCTTGATAAGATCTGAAGTCGATCCAGTAAATAAGATATTATTTTGAGTTTTAATAGTAGTCTTATCATCTTCAATATCCTTTAATTGTTTATGAATATCCAATAAGTCTTTGGCAGTTTCACTTTGTGTCTTCATTAATTGACCAGCCACTTCAAAATCTCTACCTTTTTCTGAAGACTTTGCAATTGATATCATCTCCTTTATTGCATCATTATTTGTATTAATAAGATCTCTTATTGTTTCTCTTGTTAAATCAAAATCACTTTCTTTTTTATCATTACTAGTTTCTTCTATTTTAGCTAAAGGAAGAGGTTTTGGAATATCTTTGTTAGCATCAAAAGGTTCCATATTAAATATTTTTTCAAGTTTTTTAAAATCATCCATTAGAAATCCTCAAAGTCTTCAACAAAGGTAGTTACATTACCCGAAGTTTCACCAGCTCCAGCTTTTACAGAATATCTTTGTACTCTTTCTTGCAATTCTTTATCATTAAAGTAATTAACTTTAGCAAAATTAATAAGACCTTGTTTAGTTATTGGACCATAGAAATTAAGTTTAATAGTAAACATTAATGTCCATATTATCATTCGTCTACTGTAAAAATCACCTTCATATTGATCATCATAACTTATATTTTCAAGTACTATTGGTAAGTCATTTTTTAAATTTAATTCTGGAACTGCAGTGATACTCAAGTTAAAATCTGGATTAAAATATGGTAATATTTGTTCAATTATTTGTAATCCATCATCTTGATTTTTAACATAACAATACAATGCAACGTCTATGTTATATGGTGAAGGTGCATATTGAGTTTCTGCTGTTTTTGAATTACTAATTTGTCTATTTTGTTGAATGTAACTTACTCTTCTATTTGGATCATAACCAATAGACATCATTTCAAATGCCATTCTTGGTAATAAAACTTGTACATCTTTTTTAACTTCAGTGTCTGGTATAGATTCTATCCTGGCTAAAAACTTTTGTCTTGGAGCGTATGCTAAAGGAACTTTTAAAGTTTGTATTAAATTACCATCAGAATCTTTTCTATCTATAAAAATATTATTAAAAAGATTACCAAAAGAAATAATAGCTTTTCTTATAGATGAGTGATAAAATTTTTCTAACATTATCTATATTCTCCAAATGGATTTTTTTCACTGAAATCTAGTACACCATCTGCTGCTAAACTAAATGCATCATTTTGTGCAGCATCATCTATATTTTCAATATTAAAGATTTCTAACATCATTGAAGAATTTGAAGTGTATTCAAGTAAAACTCTATCTCCATCTTCCATAAGAATATCAAAGTTTCTAACATCTAAACTATCTATTCTTTCTATGTCATCAACATCAAGCCTATCTGTATTAACTCTTTCAGAACTATATTGATACAATTCACAGAACAAATTGTAAACATATAATTTTCCTAATTGAAAAAATGGATCAGTACCTTCAACTCTTCTTATTTCAAAAAATGATTTAGTTTTTGGAAAGAATAACAAATCTCCTTCAGCTGGACGAGCTGCTAATTGAACACTTCCTGCTCTTGCAACAGATTGGTCCCATCTTCTTCTCGAAACTGTAAAGGTAGCCTGATCTCTTAATTCAACACCAAATTTTGTTAATAGGTCACCTTCACCTGTAAATCCATTAACATCTGATAGATACATTTCTAATGGATATGCTTGTGTGTATTTATTTAAAGGATCTTCATTTAAAATTGTGTCTAAATTTACAGTTGATCTAGGCATGTAAAAAATTTCAAAGCCATAAATTTTTAAACATTCAATGATAAGATCTTCATGGAGAAGCTGTTCAGAGCTTCTTCCAATAGTTGTGCCTGATTGAAAGTAGTGATTAATAGTCATTATTACATTCTAAAAAAGTCAACTGGTTCTTGGTATTTTGATTCTACTTCTTGTTCTAAACTTTGTATTTCTTGAATAGCTTCATCATATATAATTTGACCATTCAAGGTTACTCCTCCTGGCATTTGAACACCATTAAATTTTTTAAGATTATTACCCCATTGTTTTTTCATTTGTGCAGTAACATATTTTTTCAAATATAAATCATTATATACATCAGTATATGTATCTGGGTTCAATATTCTATAACACTCAACCAATATAAATTCACCGATAGATGTATCCATTTCCCAATCCATATCAATATGCAATCTATTTTGATGTCGATTAAATCTTACAGGCTTTTGACCCACTAGCATTTGATTAAGTAAAGATAATTGATTTTGTACTTGCACATAATATACAATATCAGTTGATTGTAAAGAATAAATATCATTTAATAATATTTGATATCTAACATCAAACAAATCAATGCCCCTTGTTCTTGAATCAAAAGGCAATACTCTTTCTACACCAATAATTGCATCAGTAAGTTCAATATATCTATTTGTTCTATCATCTGCTGTAACTTGATGTTTTAAATATATTCTTTCAACACCATCAAAATGAAACTGTTGAAAGAATTGTAAACTTAATTCTAATATATCTTCGTCTTGATCCGGATCAGTATTTATTTCTATAACAGGATCGCCTAGTTGTCTTTTGGCATATGCTATAAGTTCAGTTCTTGAAGCTGGTCTGCTTGTACTCATCTAGTAATCTCCGGCGTAACTATAACTATTCCTTCTGCTATTCTTTCAACTTCGTGCGGAGCAGCGTCTGCTACTAATTCAATATCATAAAGATATCTAGCAGCTGTGACATTAGTTGTAGTATTTGAATTCATTGTAAGAAATACATTTCCATCTGTTCCACTTGGTATTGTTGCAACAAATGCAAAACTATTTGAAGATTTAACTGATCTTCTAAATTGTGAACGAGCAGTATGTCCAGAGATATCTCTAACAGTACCTGTAGTATCCTTTATAGTGACATTTGCTTTGAAAGTAGTTCCTTGATCTAGGAACAAATTGAAAATAGTTGCCATATGTTCTCCATTGTATGGTACTATTTATAATAACTTTTTATACAACTTTTATTATTACAACTCCCGATCCACCATTTCTACTTGTGTCTAGTAAAGTATCTGCAGTTGCTCCGTTTTTAGTAGAATTACCTCCACCACTTCCTCCCCCTGTAGCCTGGGCTCCTGCTTCTGATGGTTTGTTTGCAGGAGCTGGTTCTCCTTGTCCAGGGAACATATTTCCACCTCCATTACCACCTCCCCCTAATCCACCTCTACAAATATTTGGTCTGTTAGATAAATCATTTGCAGGAGCAGGATTTGCTTCAACACCTGCTGTATAAAATGAACCACCTCCTCCTCCACCATAATATCTTGATCCAAGGCCAGCAATAGTATTAATAACACCATTACCACCTCTTGCTTGATTAACACCTGGATTACCAGAGAATCCTGTTTCACCAGCACCTCCACCTCCTCCAGCAAAATAATTAGGAGCAGCAGGTGATTGAGCAGCTCCTCCTGTATTTCCAGCACCACCTGCAGAAGGTCCAAATGCTGGACCAGCATTACCTGATCCTGAAGCACCTCTTCCACCTAATGGATTAGCAACTATTGAAGAAGTTCCGCCGCCTCCACCATATGCATCAAGACTAAATGCAGTTGTATTTCCTCCTACAGATCCGTATGAAATTGGAGAAGGATGATTTGTTGGAGATCCTGCACCTCCACCTCCAATAATTATAGGATAATTAGTACTTGCTGAAACTGGATGACCAGAAGCTGCAAAATAACCACCTCCTCCTCCTCCTGCACCTCTACTAGCACCACCAGCACCACCACCTCCAACAACGAGATAATCAATAGAAGTAGCAGGACCAGAGTTCCAAACTCCAGAATTAGTAAATGTAATAATTTCATCTGCAGAAGCTACAGCTTTATATTTAAAAATAACTATACCACCTCCACCACTTGCACCACCTCTTTGACCTTGACTTTGATAACCGACAGTACCTCCTGCACCACCTCCAGTTGCATTTAATCCATTGCCTCCTTCTTGATAAGGACCAGAAGGAGCAACTCTTCCACCATTCCCTCCACCACCTAACCCACCAATGCCTGAATCATGTGTAATAGTTGGAGTAGATACACCTCCGCCTCCTCCACCTCCACCGTAATAAGCAGAAGTTCCGGATATAGTTGTAACAACACCATTACCTCCATTACCACCTCCTGCATTTGGATAACTATGAGAATCAAATCCATTTTGTGCACCGCCTCCACCTCCACCGCCTCCACCATATCTAGTAGAACCAGGTGCAAGAGCTCTGCCACCAGCCCCACCTTGTACATTTATTGCTCCGCCATTTGGAGTTGCAGTATCAGTTGGAGCTGCTGTTAGTGCTGGGAAGTTTCCAGGAGTTCCACCTTCAGGATAACCAGGTGCAGGTACTGTACTACCACCTTTGCCTCCTGCTCCACATCCTCCTCTATGACCTAATCTTCGAATATCTCCAGGGCCACCTGAACCTCCACCACCCCCATTTGTACCAATTGCTGTACTTGCAGGAGATCCATATGGACTAACGCCAGCTATTGATGAACCAAAACCATTAGAGCCTCTAACTATAAGAGGTGGTCTAAGTCCTGCACCTCCTGCTCCAATAGTAATTGTTAAAGTTTGACCAGGAGTTACAGTCAATCCAGTACCAATTCTAACTCCACCTGCTCCAGCGCCCCCCAATCCTTTAACACCACCTACACTACCACCCCAATTATCTCCACCACCACCTCCTCCTCCAGCTACAATCAAATATTCTTCAATTTCAGTAACACCAGCTGGAACTGTAAAAGTGCCTGATCCATAAAATATGCTAGCAACATCAGATAATGATATACCAACACTACCAAATGCTTTAAGTGATCCTAAACCTAGAGAAGAAAGAATTGGCATAATTAATTAAGCGTGTTTTGATTGTGCAACTAACATTGTGAATGTTGTATCTGCAGTTTTTATTATTGAGAAAGTGTAAATATCTATTGAATTAGCATTGCCAGCACTGAAAGCTGTACCACCTTGATATTTTGGAGTAATAGCTGAGTTATCTACTTTAAATGCATTTATGTAGTATGGAGAACCAGTATTTGTAACCATGACAGCAGCTGATATAGTATTACCAATTGTCATAATAGAATTTAAAGTAGTTGATCCATCAGCTCTAAAATTAATTGTAAAATTAGTATCTGCTGCAGCTGTACAATAATAAACTGAATTAGTTAACAAATCAATATTTGTAGTAGCATCAAAAGCTGCTGTTAATATTGATGTATCTTCTTGTAAATTTACTAATGGAGCTATTTTAGCTGATGAAACTGCATCAGCAGCTATTTTTTCATTTGTAACATTAAGAGCAGCTATTTTAGCAGTTGTAACATTAAGAGCAGCTATTTTACCAGTTGTTACATTAAGATCTTTTATTTTGAGTGTTTCTACAGCATCTGTTGCTACATTAGCAGCATTGACAGGAAATTTTCTAACATTAGTATTTATTTTGTCATTAGTAACAGCCACATCTGCTATTTTAGCAGTAGTTACTATTCCATCTGATAAATCATCTGCGTTTAAAGGTTTAGTGGTCGGAGTAAATCCTATGTAAGCCATATAAAATCCTATAATAATATTTTAAGTATTTATTATTTATAATTTAATTACTCACTTGTTGTAAAACATTTCCCGATTTTCCTGGCGCAATTTCTTTTTTAGGTTTTAACATATTCTTTGGTGTTGCATCACCTCCAGTATGTAATCCTGTTAAAGAGTCATCATCACCTATATAACCTTTTAAAAATGTGTTAAAAGATAAACTTATTCTTGTTTGGTCAGCTTCTGTTGGTGCAACCCAGTGCTCTAAACTTGATGGAAATAAAACTAACGATCCTGTTTTAACAGGAAACCACCAGCTTTCTGAATTATATAAATTCCAATCTCTTGGAGGGTGAATCTTTATAGTGTGATATGTTTTTGGATGAAAAAAGAAAATTTTATCTGTTTCTACTTCGGCTTGCACATAATAAACACCAGATATAAAACTATTTGGATGTCTATGTTTATGATGCCACTGACCTTTTTTAGTGTAGTTTGCCCAAGATTGTGTAACATAAGGTTCTACATCAAACTTTGGTTTATATATTTCATCAAAGTATTTCTCAACACATTCATTAATCCATTGGTTGAGATTAGATAATTTTTTATCTCTTAAAAGATATCTATAATGACTTGTAGTATTGCCTTCATTTGGTTTTTCATCTAAATTTAGAAGAAACTTTTTTTCTGATTCTGTTAAACCTTCTTCATGATTAAACCATCCTACAGGGATGGGGAACAAATTGTTTAATTCCATTATATAGATCCACCTTTTCCTTGTTTATCATCTTGTTGAGAATCCATAGCCTTTTCAATTTGTTTAAATTGACCAGTCATTTCTTTTATTTGTTTTTCTGTCCAAACTGTTGGTATTGAATCTTCAAAATCTTTGATCTTCTGCATTGTTTCTTCAACATCTTTCCAAGTTGGTTGAGGTCTATCATCATCCCAACGAGAAAAAGATGAATTGGATATTTCCCATTTTGCTCCAGGTCTTAATAAATGCATTGCTGTATTAACACCATAAAGTCTGTATATTTTTTGTTGTGAAGCTTCAGATAGTTCATTTTCATCAACTGGTTTACTAGTATCTATTTTCTTTTTCTTTACCATTTTTTCTCCTTTACCAAGCCCAAGATACATAAGAATAACGAGAACCTTTTGTTACAGGTTTTACTTCATGAGGATACATGAAATTGCTAGGAAAGATCAACAGTGACCCTCTTTTTAATTCAATTTCTTGATCTTCCCACATTATTAGTTCTCCTCCTTCATAATCATCATTTAAACAACCAAGCAATGATAATGTTGGAATTCCTTTTCTGTCTCCATCAAACATAGAATGTATATGATCACAATGGAGTTTCATTTGTGTAGATTCATCATATTTGTTAAATCTTAACTGAGAATAACCACTCCATCCACTAAACCAATCGTGGACTTTAGCTCCAGCAACATCAGGAAGTTCATTAAGATATCTCGTTAGACCACTGTGTAATTTCTCTTGAATTTCTTGTCTTTGTTTTATGTTTGACCAAGATACAGATAGTTCATTATCATAACTAACATGATCGCCTGAACCTACTTGATAGAATTGATGAGTTGACCACTCTGCTTTTTTTAGAGCTTTTACTGCTTTTTTGCAATAATTTTCATCTAAAAAGTTTTCATAATTACCAACATACTTTGTTAAATCTTTTTCCATTATATAACCTTACAATAATATTATATTTTTTACTACTGCGCTGTAAGTTTTATTACTATAAATCCAGAACCACCATTACCTGCATCCCATCCATCTCCAGGGGCTGAACCACCACCTCCTCCGCCACCACCTCCTAAGCCTTGAGCAGCATCAGGAGCACGTTGAGTTATATTGCTAGAAGGTCCATATCCTCCATTAGCACCACCACCAGCACCACCAGCTGTAGCTGAGTTTGGAGCTCCAGTTCCTCTACCACCACCTCCACCTCCAGCATAAGTTACTGGTGTTCCTGTTAATGGTGAAGCTACACCATCACCACCAGCACCTTGAGACGTTCCACCAGCATTTCCAACTTCACTTGCTCCTCCTCCTCCTCCACCAACTCCTGCTGGAGTACCAGGAGAAGGTCCTCCAGTAGATGCTCCACCAGCATTTCCTTGTGGAGAGCTTCCAGCACCACCAGGCTGAGCAGGAGCGTAACCGCCGCCTCCACCTCCTGAACCTCCTGCTACTCCAACAGAAGAACTACCTCCACCTTCTCCACCACCTCCTCCACCAGTAGAAACTATATTAGTAATAGCAGGACTAGAAATTGAGGAATCAACTCCATTTACACCATTAACACCATCTGTATTTTTTCCACCATCTGAATGAGCAGCACCTCCTGCACCAACAGCAATAGTTAAAACATCACCTGCTGATACTGAAACACCGGATGCTGTTCTAAAACCACCAGCGCCACCACCACCTCCATGATTACCTCCACCACCACCTCCACCAGCGATTACTAAATATTCCATTTTAGTAATACCATCTGGAACAGTAATTACTCCTGAATTTGCAAAACTGAATACTTGATCTAATGCTGATGATGTATATTTTACAATTACAATTCCACTACCACCTGTACCTGAAAGTATAGAAGCATCACCAGCACCACCACCACCTCCACCAGTAGCTTGTGTTCCATTCTGAGCAGTAGGATTAGGGGAATGGCCATTATCTTTTCCACCAGACCCTCCACCTCCAGCACCACCTGCTCCAACAGCTGCTGTTCCACCACCAGAATCTGCTCCTCCTCCTCCACCTCCTGCATAAGTTACGGGTGTTCCTGAAATTGAGTTTGCAAGACCTGCACCACCTGCTCCACCAGTAGCTTCAGAGTTACCTCCAGCAGCATTTGCTCCACCTCCTCCACCACCAGTACCGACAGCTCCAGGACTTCCAGTACCACCAGCATTCCCTGTTGGAGAAGTTCCAGCACCTCCTGCGTATCCTTGATGAGCTCCACCACCACCAGAACCACCAGCTCTACCAGCTTTTCCGAGACCTCCTCCACCTCCTCCACCTAAAGAAGTTAATGTAGAAAAACCACCTGGCGCAGCTATAGAACTAGATCCACCATCATTTCCATTGCTTGTTGATGTATTAGTTGATAATCCAGCTCCTCCAGCTCCAACTGTAATAGTTAATGTGCCTCCAGCTGGAACAGAAACTGTTGCTGTTCTATAACCACCTGCACCTCCACCACCTCCAGTATGTTGACCACCACTGCCTCCACCACCAACTATCAAGTAATCAATTTCAGATACATCAGCTGGCAATACTAAAGTACCTGAAGCAGCAAAAGATCTTATTAATGTTTGTTGTAAACCACCACCAGCAGCTCCTTTGTTGAATCCAAACGTCCCTAATGAAAACGCAAGTGCACTTAATCGTGGCATGTTATGTGAAGTTAGTTAATGATACGAGAGTTTGATATGATGAACCACCAGTTTTTACAACACTGAATGAATATACATCAAGATTTGATTTACCTTCTGTTATATATCTAAGTGTGCCAGCTGTATTTGAACCTGTGCCTGTTAATCCAGAAAACATAAAGTTATTGGTTGCGCTACCATCTATTTGAACTTTAGTAATATTTGCTTGTGTGGCAGCATTATTAGTAATCATTACTACAAAAGATGTTGCATTTCCAACTGAAACACCCTTCATGTTAATAAAGTTAACAGTATGTTCTGATGATTCATGACTGTTAGCAGTAAAATATACTACACCATTATTTTGATTATCAACAGTTATAATTGGTTTATCACCACCTTTTACATTACCACCATAAAGATTTGCTTGTTCTTTAGTTGCACCCATAAATGTAGCTGTGCCTCTAACAATAATATTAGGAGATATCTTTAAATTGGTTATAGCATCATCTGCTATTTTAGCAGTAGTGACATTAAGATCTTTTATTTTAGCAGTTTCTACAGCATCTGTTGCTACATTAGCAGCATTGACAGGAAAAGTTCCAGTTGTTAGTTTGGCTTGTGTGACTTCGCCATCTTTTATTTGTGGTGTTCCAACTGCATCAGCAGCCAGTTTAGTATGAATAACAGCATTTGCTACTAACTTTGCAGATGTAACAGATAAATCATCAGGAGTATTAACATTAACTACACCAGTTTCTCCTAATAAAATAGCAAAAAAAGTTGCATTTGTATTGGGCGCTTCAGTAAATGTAATTCCAGATGATGAAGTTGTATATGCAGTCGTAGGTTCTTGTAAAACACCATCAATAGAAACTAATAACTGTTGAGCACTTTCTATAGTTACATCAGATGCATTTGATTGAACGGCAAATGTAGTAGTAGAATCATTGAAACCAGATGAAATATCATCTAATTTCTGAAACTTACCTGTAATTGGGGATTTACCAATATAAGCCATTTAGATTAAAACCCATCCTTTTGTTTTTGGATCGTCAGTATCAGCAGCATATACATGTTCAAGCCATATGTAACTATTACCAGCTGTCATTTGATCATCAGTGAGAGTAGGTTGTGTTATAGGACATTCAAATGCACAAGAAGTTGTATTCATAGACCAAGAAGTCCAGGCTGTGTTAGAAAGTGGATTAACAAATGCACCAGATACTGCAGCTGATGTATTTAAGTTTGCCCAGAATTCATATCCAATTCCTGCATATCTTTTTCTAAAACTTGAATTATAACTAGTTTGTTTCCAAGTTCCACTAAATAATTTTTCACAAAATGCAGCGCCAATGTGCTCTTTTTCATTTCCAGAGGCGTCTGCTGTATCTCTATTGCCGACAACAATTACTCTTGTTACTACATTGCTGTCATTAATCTCAGCAAAATGAGCCATTAAAATTTCTCCTGTTTAAAAAAATAAAAAACATATACTTATTTATATAATTATACTACCCTGTAATCTTTATGACAACAATTCCTGATCCTCCTGAACCACCTTCAGCACCTGCATGGCCCATTCCTCCACCACCGCCTCCTGTACCAGCTGTTCCGTCCGTTGCTGCAGAAGGAACTCTTGAACCTGCTCCTCCACCTCCAGCACCACCATTTCCAGCTGTAGTTCCACCAGTTGGGTTACTAACTCCTCCACCTCCACCACCACCATAAAATACTGGAGTACCGGTAATAGGATTTGCAACACCTACACCACCATCTCCTCCTTCTTGATTAGTACCAGGAACAGAGTTTTCACCTACTGCACCAGCTCCTCCACCTCCTCCTCCATTTACGAAAGATCCAGTTCCACCATCATGACCTTGTAAAGCACCTGTATCACCTGCTACGGCTAAACCATTTGTTGGTGCTGCACCATAAGCAGAACCTCCGCCAGAAGATCCAGCTTTGCCTGGAATATTGCCTGGTGTGGGACTTTGACCAAGCATTCCACCTGCACCTCCACCCATTCCAAGACTTGTTGTTACTCCAAATTGACTAGAGCTATTGCTACTACTTATAGAAGAATTTGAACCTGATAAAGCTGGATAAGTGGGAAAACCAGCTCCACCAGCTCCTATAGCGACTGTTAATAATTCATTAGTAGAGACTGAAGTTGACCCAGTTTTTACACCACCTCCACCACCTCCTCCTCCACCACCAGAACCGCCTCCAGCTCCTCCACCACCTACTACAAGATAATCAATGGATTTAGCACCAAAGTCATTTTTCCATACACCAGACGCTTCCATTGAAAATACTCTATCACTATTTTTCTTTTTAAATTTAATGAATATTATGCCGGATCCTCCACCACCACCTGGATCTTGAATAGCACCACCACCTCCACCACCTCCAGTATTAGCTACACCTGATCCACCAGCAGGTGAACCTCTGTTAACAGTATCGTTAGCTCCATCCCCAGCACCACCTCTAAATTCACTAAACTCATGAGCATTACCACCTTTACCACCTCCAGGAGATGTACCAGTAGGTCCATCACCACCTCCACCGCCTCCTGCAAATATTTGAGAAGTTCCTGTTATACTAATTGTTATTCCATTACCTCCATTGCCACCTCTAGCAGGATCTGGTGCTGAACCAATACAATTGCCACCTACACCACCAGCTCCACCACCACCTCCTCCAGCATAGGTTATTCCATTCCAACTTCCACCAGCAAAACCTTGTGAGGTTGATGTCTCGCCTGCAGCAGTTACTCGAGTTATAGGCAATGAATTTCCCATAATATTAACTCCACCACTTCCATTTCCTCCTCCACTACCTCCAGATTGACCTCTTGGTGTTCCATATGAACCGCCACCGCCACCACCATGTGATTTAATTGTTATGTTTGCAAGAGTATCAGCTGCACCACCCATACTTGCTGATCCACTTATTGGATGGTTTGTGCAATAGTAATAAAGTTGAGGTGCAGGTGTTGCTACTTGTAATTGAACTCTAGAACCTGGAGTTCCTGCTGCTGTTGATCCTGTAGTTCCTTCTGAGTGACCTGTAGCTGAAGGTTGATTAGTTGTTACGCCAGTGTCATAGGCAGTAGCAGATGGTCCTCCTGGTGTAAGTTCTGATGAAGAAAATCTAAATGGATGTCCACTGTTCAATGGATGTGATTGATCAAATCTGTATGTTGATCCTTCATATAATTTTAAAGTTTCTGCTTCTACATTGGCAGTTACACCTTCAAATTCATTAACAGTTTTTACATAGTATCTATTGCCTGATCCTGGCGAAACAGCTGCTCCAACAGCTACATAATATAGAACATTGGCTTCTGTTCTAAATGCTGATGCTTCACCATTTGCACCAGCTACTGAAGGAGTACCTGGAATTCCAGCTCCTCCCCCTATTTCAACAGGATATATTTTACCTGGTATAACTGGCATACCTGCACCAAATCTTACTCCGCCACCGCCACCGCCACCTCCTGCATCTGTTGCGCCAGCTCCACCACCACCAATTACAAAATATTCTGCAATCTCATTAACATCAATTGGTACTTGAAATGAACCAGAACCTGTGAATTGTAATAAAACATCAAAATCAATTGGCCAATTACCTTGTGATGCAGCATTTAATTGCTGTCCAAGTGTAAACATACCACTATTAGTACCAAACTTTGAAGTAGTAAATTCTGTTGATCTAATTATTCCGCCTGTATATCTACCCATTTCTATCCTGTAATCTTTATAACAACAATTCCTGAACCACCATTAAAACCATTGCTAGTACTACCTTTTCCAGCACCTCCTCCTCCACTTCCGGAATTATCGTCTGCATTTGAACCATTTTGATCATTGCCTTCTCCATTACCACCCCCACCTATAGCTAATGGTGCTCTTGCACCTCTTCCATAAAATGAGTCATTATTCCTAATTCCTCCACCACCTCCTCCAGCATATCCTACTGTTGAACCTGTTATTGCATTATTAATACCATTTCCTCCATCACCACCCATAGGACTTCCATATCCTATTGTAGGAGATGCTACTCCATTTGATAAATTTCCAATAAATCCTTCTTGAGCAGCTCCACCTCCGCCACCTCCTACTGTTTGATCATAGGCACCTGAACTACCACCACCACCATCTCCTCCTTTAAATCCTACACCAGGCGAAGGTTGATTTGAAGCACCACCTATATATTTTGGAGCTCCTCTTGCAGGTTCACCCGCAGAACCTCCACCACCTGATCCACCGGCTTTACCATTTCTTGCTTGATTTGGAAACTGGGTGGAAGCATCAGCATTAATTCCTGCACCACCTCCACCACCTATAGCATTAGCTATATTAGTAGATAAACCAAGACTACTTTGTATTAAAGTTGAATTTGAACCATTAGCACCATCATTAGCATCAGCAACATTTGTGGAACCTCCTATACCAGTTCCACCGCCTCCTCCAGCTCCAACTGCAATAGTAAAATCTTGTCCTAATAATGAAATATCTTGAGTTCCACTTATATAACCACCAGCTCCACCTCCACCAGCACCACCTCTACCAGTCCCTCCTCCACCTCCACCACCAGCAACACATAAATATTCAATGGTTTTAGCACCAAAGTCATTTTTCCATATACCAGATCCTGTAAATGAAAATAATCTATTACTATTTTTATTTTTGTATTTTATTACTACAATTCCTGATCCACCAGTTCCTCCTAAATGAGTCCCAATCGGTAGTGCGTATTGAGATCCACCACCTCCTCCTCCAGTATTTTCTGCACCATCTTGACCGTCATATGGTGAAGCACTACCACCATTACCTCCACCACCAACACCT